CGCGGCTACGGCTGGCGATTTCGGCGCGGCTACGGCTGGCGATTTCGGCGCGGCTACGGCTGGCAAGTACGGCGCGGCTACGGCTGGCAAGTACGGCGCGGCTACGGCTGGCAAGTACGGCGCGGCTACTTCGCGCGGCTACGTTTCTGTCGGTGAAAATGGTTGCGGGCTTGTTCGCGGCGAAAACGTAAAAATTAAAGGCGGCATGGGTGCCATCCTTGTGATTGCTGTGGAGAATGATGCGGATTACGGCATTAAAGAGTGGAAAGCCTTTGTCGTTGACGGTGAAAACATCAAGCCTGACACCTGGTACAAGCTGAAAAACGGCGACCTTGTGGAGGTATCCGAATGACTAGCTTCTGGGGGCATCAAGACAACCCCTTCCCGCCTGACGAACCCCGCCGCCCCCGCTGCCCGGTATGCGGTGAGGAATGCGAAGCCATCTACTTAATCGGCACAGCAATCATCGGCTGTGATATGTGCTATAACCCCGACGACTTCCCCGGTGAAGATGTCCAAGAGGACGACCCGTGGGAAGATTGCCGCTGTATGGAGGACTACTAAAATGACCATTGACGACATCAGCGCCCTGAAACAGGCGCACGCACTTTTGAAGGGCCGGCATCTTGCCGAGTTCATCCCCACTGGAAAGGGCATCAGCGCTTGCTATTTCAACGCCGTGCAGGCTGCCCGCCGCATCTATTCCGAGAGCATCGGCGCATTTGTACCACTTTTCGCAAAACATGAATACGGCCTGAACAGCACTTATTTTTTGGCAGACGGCATTCCGGTCTACTTCTATGATCTAAAAACCCGCAAGCCGGACACGGCCCTGCCGCCAGCCAGCTGCTACCGCATCCACCTGACCACCCCCGACCCGGAAGGAGAAGCAATCTAATGAGCATCTATGAAACCCTGTCCAACATTCAAGTGGAACTCAAAGCCCCCAAGAACCTCTACAACTCGTTCGGTAAATATAAGTACCGCAACGCGGAAAGCATTCTCGAGGCCGCCAAGCCTCTTTGCGCAAAGCATGGTTGCACCCTGACCGTCTCGGATGAAGTCATTCTCATCGGCAACCGCTACTACATTAAGGCCACCGCCACCGTGCAAGATAAGGACGGCAACGCCGCCAGCACCACCGCCCTTGCTCGTGAGGACGAAACCAAGAAAGGCATGGACGGCGCACAGATCACCGGTACGGCATCCAGCTACGCCCGTAAATACGCCCTGAACGGTCTTTTCTGCATCGACGACACCAAAGACCCCGACAGCGACGAATACCACAACCAGACCGCCGCCGCGGCCAACGCGCAGGACAATAAGACCATAACGGAAACTGCCGCCACCCGCCTTGCCGCCCGCGCCGAGTGCCAGCGCGCTGTCAAAGCCTACTGCCAGAAGAACAACGCCGATGAATCTGATGCGTGGAAACTCATTGCAGAAACCATCGGCAAGCCCTCTAAGGACTTCACGGCAGAGGACTGGAAGCAGGGCCAGCAGATTGCAGAGGCGTGGAAATGAAGCAGCAAATTGCCATAAAGACAGCCGTTGTTATCGGCAACACAATTACGCTGGAATGTTCCCCCAGCGACTGTGATAAAGCCCGCGCCGTTATTGACGAGGGCAAGCCACTTGCCGCCGTCATCGGCACGGCCTCACAAAAGCGCAGCCTCTCTGCCAACGCCTACGCATGGGCGCTCATGAACCAGCTTGCCGCAAAAATCAACCGCCCTGTACTGGACATCTACCGCGATTTGATCCGCGACATAGGCGGCAGCTCCGCCCTTGTCACCCTCCGCGCCGATGCTGCAAGGGCATTCAAAAACGGCTGGGAGAGCAAGGGCGAGGGCTGGCAGGTCCATAAGCTCGATGAAATGACCACCCCGCAGGGGACTTTCTACAACCTGCAATGCTGGTACGGCTCTTCCCAGTTCGACCCATCACAGATGCACCGACTCATTGAACTGATCGTGCAGGAGTGTCAGCAGCAGGGCATCCCCACTATGACCCCGGAAGAAATTGCAAAACTGAAAGGACTGACAGACGATGCAGACCCGCAATGAATTCGGCGTGAAGCTGGACAAGAACGGCTATGCACCGTCCCTGTTCGCGCATGAGTCGTTCCGCTGCTATAACTGTGACCGATTCGGTGAAACCGCCCGGCATGAGATTTTTGGCGGCTCCCGCCGCAGCGCAAGCAAGGCTTTAGGCCTTTGGGTTAATGTTTGCCCCGACTGCCACAATGCTATCCACGCCAGCGGCTTATTGCAATACCACTACCACAGAAAAGGCCAACTTTTGGCCGAAGCCTACTACCATTGGAACCATGACGACTTCCGCCGCCGCTTTTACAAAAACTATTTGGAGGACTAACCTATGTTGAATGTTGTTGCTATCATCGGAAGACTCGCTGCATCGCCGGAACTCAAAACCACGAACAGCGGCAAGTCCGTCTGTTCCTTCCGCATCGCCAACGATTCCGGCTATAAGGATGCCAGCGGCCAGAGCCATACAAACTGGCTCGATGTCACCGCCTGGGGCAAGACCGCAGAGTTCGTCTGCAAATACTTTCCCAAAGGTGCCCTCATTGCCATTGATGGCCGCTTGCAGACGCGCCAGTATCAGGACAAGAACGGCCAGAACCGCACAGCCGTTGAAATCGTGGCCCAGAACGTGAGTTTCTGCGGCAGTAAGGAAAGTACTAGCCTTGCCCCGCAGAACGCCGCACAGCGCCCCGCAGCCCCCTCACAGCGCACGCAGGGCATGCCTGACGTTTCCTATTCTTCCGGCCAGTCTGACGACTATGCCATCATTGAGGATGAGGGGGATTTGCCGTTCTAGGAGGTGCGCGTCATGAAAGAAAGAACGAATGAAAGAAAGCAGCCGAGCCAGCTTGACCAGATTTTAGCCGTGCTGGAATCCGGCGGCACATTGACCGCGCTGGACGCGCTCGAGGACTTCGGATGCAGTCGCCTTGCCTCCCGCATCACAGACCTAAAGCGCCGGGGTGTCCCGGTGGCATCCCGCATGGTGCAGCGCCGCAACCGCTACGGCAGACTGTGCCGCGTCGCTGAATATTATATGGAGTGTTGAAAAATGGCTAACGAGGGCTTCATCAAGCTATACAGAAAAATGCTCGAATGGGGCTGGTATGATGATGGCCCCACAAAGGACGTGTTTATTCACCTGCTGCTGATTGCCAGCTATGAAGACAAGTTCTATCGCGGCATCCCACTGGAACGCGGACAAGTCGTCACCACCGTTAAGGAAATGGAAGTCAAACTCGGGCTAACAACGCAACAAATCCGAACCGCTTTGTCCAAGTTGATTTCAACAAACGAAGTAACAAAGAAATCAACGTCGAAATTTACCGTCTACACGATAAATAATTACGCTGATTATCAATCATCCAACAACTACAATAACAAACCAGCAACAAACGAGCAACAAACGAGCAACAAACACTCTAATACTAAGAAGGTAAGAAGTAAAGAATATATAGCTGCTACTGCTGCCAGCGACGTCGGGTGTGACCTGTATAACCAGGATTTATCCGACTGCATCCAGTGCTATGAGCAGAACTGTGGTTCCATCCCCCGCGCTGTATCCGATGAAATCAAAGCGGCCCTGCAAAAATTTCCAGCCGCCATTATCTGTCAGGCAATAGAAGAAGCCGCCGTTCATAACTCCCGGCGTTGGAGCTACATATCCCAAATCTTGGCACGCTGTGAGCAGGAAGGAATCTACACTGTGGAAGCTTTCAAGGCAAAGCGCGACAGTGCTAAAGCGACCCGCACTACGCCACGCCAGACAGACGCCGCAGCCGCAATGGAGCGATTAAAGCAGCTCGCGAAAGGAGTGACCACCGATGACTGAACAGGAAACTGCCGTCTTTCTGCTGTCCTGCACCAACTACTGGGCAAACCTCATGCGCGGAAAAGACCCGGACGAAATGACAAAAGCCTGGGCCACAGCACTGAAAGATGTCCCCTTGCAAGCGGCCAAGAGCGGCGCGGCAAATCTGGCCGCCACACTGAAATTCCCGCCCACCGTTGCCGAACTGCGCACGTCGGCAGAGAAATTTCTCCCGCACAAAATCGAATCGTTTGACGTTCTGTTTGCTCGCACCTGTCATGCGTGCCTGCACTTTGACACACCGCTTTATCAGAAAATCCAACGCGACGAGGTAAATACGCAGTAGGCGTTGAAGCTGCATGCCAAAGTTTGAAATCATCACCTATTCCCGCTCTACCGGCGACATCACCCACTCCAAGCGCCTGTATTCCACGCGCTGGAACGCTGAAGCCGCCCTGCGCACCGCAGGATACACCCAAAATCCTCGCCTGCCGGATATATAGTACAGCGAGAAGTACTACGCGAAAGTAAAGGAGATAGCACCGTGATCCAAAAATACATCATCTCCCTGCCCCCTATTACCAAAAAGAACTCCCAGCAGATACTTACCAACCACCGCACCGGAAAGCCGTTCATTGCCCCCAGCAGGCAGTACAAGAAGTACGAACAGGCCGCCATGTGGTATCTCGCCCCAAAGCCGAAAGCCCCGCTGTCGGGCCGCTACCGCGTCGCCACGGTATTCTATATGCCGACGCGCCGCAAAGTAGACCTCACGAACTTGATGGAAGCTGCCCATGACACCCTTGTCGCCGCCAAAATCCTTGCAGACGACAATAACACCATCATTGCCAGCGTGGACGGCTCCCGTGTGATGTACGACAAATCCAACCCCCGCACCGAAATTTTCATTGAAGAAATGGAGGATGTGACAACATGACAGATGAAGTTTATGAGTACCAGCAATCCATGCAAGAACAGGCCAAGGCCGCACATCGCACACCAATTTCACCAACACGCACTGCAAGCGAAGCGGAAAATCACAAAAAAGACGGCCCCTGCCAGACCCTTGTTTTGCCCAACCTGCCAAGCGTGGCGGGACGTGTCAAGTATGCGATGGGCACTATGAATTTAAGCCAGTTCTCCCAGCGGGTTGAAGGCGTATACACGGCTGAAACGCTGGCTGCTATTGTATCAGTCTTAAAGGGAACATACAAAGTAAGTTTAACATTAGAGGAAGTGAACCCATGAAAGCCAGACTTCATCCCACCCCGGCCATGCAAAAAGCCATAGATGCTTATGCAGAATCTAAAATTCAGAACATCCAGTGCCGTGCGCAGGAGGCTGTCATGAAGGAGCGCAACGACATTGCTACCCGCGCCACCTATCTGTGTCTGCTGGCGTGCTATCAGGTCGGTCTTTCTCCCCGCACCCTGAAACGGATTCAGGATGCAATGACAGGCCCCGTTGCTGATAAATACAATGAGTACCGCAATGACCAGCTTGCCGACCTCTGGGCGCAGGTAACGCTGCAAAGCATCGGCATTGAAGCGCCACAAACAAAGGAGCCGCTATGACCACAACAAAATTCTGCAAGACCTGCGGGAAAATCATGTGGGACGTACAGCCCACAAAGCGCTATTGCGATTCCTGCATCCGCAAGCGCAATATCAAAAGCGCGCAGGCATCCTACCAGCGCCGCAGGGATGCCGGTGTTTTGAAAAAAGGCAAGAAACCCGCCGCGCATCCCTGCCCGAAGAAAACCATAAAGCCCATTGAGCAATGTACCCGCGAAGCCGCCGCCCTTGGCCTGACCTATGGGCAGTATGTAGCCCGCGGGCTGGATAAGGAGTAAGACTATGGACGCAGTTGAATTTTACAAATCAATGAAGCGCATGTGTTACAGTGGTGAAATGTGTGAAAAATGCCCTCTATATAATAATTTCAGCGAAATAGGAAGTGTTTGTGATGTACTATTGCACATCACAGATGAGAAGGCTTCCAAAGTTAAAAGCATCGTTGAACAATGGGCAAAAGGCCACCCCGTAAAAACACGAAAAAGTGAATTTCAAAAAATGTTCCCGAATGCGAACATGTACAGTATTACAACCACTTTTTGCACTGCGCATTTTGACAAAAAGAAGGCGTGCGAGGTAGGCGCGGCATCTGAAGAAATGTGCGAGAAGTGCAGATACAAATACTGGAACGAGGAGGTCGATGAGTGATGGACGCAGTTGAATTTTTCCAGACGGTAAACAGGTTATGCAAAAATCGAAGCTGCGCGGGATGTCCCATTTGTAAAAAGGGCATGATTAAGGATATGTGTATGGTCAGGCGCACGGTTATGCTCGGCGACGCTTCAGTTGAAAGCATTGAGGAAATGATTTCAATTGTCGAGCAATGGGCAAAAGAACACCCCGTCAAGACCCGCCAGAGTGAGTTTTTGAAGATGTTCCCAAACGCAAAAACAATGGGAGGAGTGATTGCGATTTGCCCAAACGACATCGACAGCACATACAGAAACATGGAATATTGCGACCATAGCTTTTGTGAAGAATGCGGTAAAAAATATTGGAACGAGGAGGTAACCGACAATGACTAACATCACAACCCTGCGTCCCGGCGAGCACTTCATGTTCAAAGGCTTCGAGTGGGTGTGCCTTGACCCGAACCACCCTGACGGCGGCGTGCTGGCAATTATGGCAAAGACGTGGGCAAAAGACGTAAAATTCTGTCCAAGTGATAAATTTGCAGACGAAAGGGGCAACTGGTATAACTACCGCACAAGTAATGTGCGGAGAATTCTATCTGATATGGCGAACGCTGTTTTCGATAGAAAAAGTCTGCTGAGACATAACGTTGACCTTGTTGCCGACAACGGAGACAGAGCTTATGGCACTGTACAGGACTTTGTTTTTATCCTCACGTGTGATGAGTACCGCAAGTACCGTGACTACATCCCGCACTACGACAGATGGATTTGGACTGCCACACCGTGGTACTGCGGCGATAAGGATTCTGACACGTGCAAAACGCGATACGTTCGCGGTGTAAGCCAGGATGACCGGTTGGACTACTACTATGCGTACTACGACGGGGCTGTCGCCCCGGCTTGTATTCTAAATCCAAAATCGCTCAATCTGCGCCAGAGTATGGCGTTTGTAGAGGAGGTAGCAGAATGAAGAAAGCACTATTGGCAACATTTTGCATAACCGCTCTGTTCGTTCTGATTATTCTGATGTTCCCATTCAAAGAAAACCCTGTCGTAGAAACAAAGACAGTCTCTATCCAGCAAGAAATCGTATATGCTTATGTTACTACTGAAATGCTTACAAACGGCTATGGTGGTGTACATGGCCACCAAGATTATATATGGTCTGGCGGCAGGAATTGCCTTTCTGAACAGAAAGCGGCCTATGCGCGTGGTTACGACGCCGGGACGAAGTTTATCGTGGACGAAGCCAAGAAAGCACCTATCATCGACCCGGAATCCATGCGGCCTACGGCGCATTGGATAAGCGATAGCGCCGGGAGCACAAATGTTGTATGTTCAGCCTGTAATGCAATTTCTTTCGCTGCTTATAATTTTTGTCCGGAATGCGGCAAAAGGATGGTGAGCGTACAAAAAAGGATGGTGAACGAAGATGACTGACTGGATAAGCGTTAAAGACAGACTGCCAGCCAAACACGAACACGTACTTATCTACGATTCTGTTTGTCACGAAATTTATATGGCATGGAGAGACGATGATTTGGACGTATGGTTCAGTGAGGAATATTTACCAGACTTTGTAAATGTCACTTACTGGATGCCGCTCCCCAAGCCCCCGGAGGTGACCCCATGACCATTATCCTTGTTATCGCCGCCGTCTGTGTTTACGACCTGTGCGGCCTGCTCGCCGTCCTGTACATCAACCACACAGACCGAATGGACACCGTAGACGGCGCAGACAACGTTATTGTCCTTATTTTCTGGCCGCTGCTGGTCGTAACCCGTATCAGCATCGCATGTTATAGAATCATAAGGAGGCTTCTAAAATGAATTCTACCCCAGGAGGTGACCCCATGACAAAACAGCAACTAGTTGATGAATACGCCCGCGAACATCTTTGCGCGACGTGCGAGTGGAAGAATGGCGATATTTGCACGCTGCCGCGCTGCATGAAACTGGAAGAGAGGAGATACAATGACCAGAGAAGAATTCAACCAAAAGAAAGTGTGGCTATGGAGATACCAACGCAGCAGGAATCATGAACGACAGCTGCGCCAGCAGATACAAAGCGAACGTGAACGGGCAACAGCGACCACTAAAGCATTATCCCCCGTGGTGGTGTCTGCTGGCGGGAAAAACAAAATCGAGGATGCCGTTTGCAGAATCATGGAGCGTCAGGAAGCTCTATACAATCAGATTATTGAAACCGAAATGCAAAGGGAAGAAATCGAAACCGCAATAAACTCTGTTCAAGACCAAATGCAGCGGGACGTTCTGCGGGAGCGGTATATTGTCGGCACCCCGTATTGGTGGAAAATTGCGATAAATCTAAATATTTCCGAGCGATGGGCAAAGAAATTACACCGCGCTGCAATTGAAAATCTGTGCACTCCAGTTCACTTTTAACCTGCTATTATAGATATGCTGGATGATGTAGGAACGGGACAGCCTACGGCATAGCTAAAATCTCTTTTCTTTACCATTTCAATTCTCCTATTCATAGCTGGCAGCCGGGAAAGACCGGCATTTTATATGCTGCATAGCCGATTCTATCCACAAAGAATAAGGGAGCCGCGTTCCGAAGCAACGGCGCGGCAAAGGTGCAAGACCTATGTGCAGTACCAACAGTCGCGGCAAGCCTCTGTTGCACGCAACTTGCAAAAGCGTGTGAGTTTGTGGCAAGTTTCTGAATATAAGACGGTGATACGCTAAATATAAACTTGTTTATAACTTGCACACCGTGCAACACGCGCAACTGCCACGCCTTTTATATGCCGCACAGCACCTGAAGAGTGCAGCCATTTGGCATGGGGCCGGTTCGATTCCGGCACCGGTGAAAGCTGGGTCGCTCCCACCGGTGAAAGCCCGGCGCAGGCAAAACGCGATAGATAACCTGAACGCTGTAAGCAAAGCGGCAAGTCGATCAGGAGCGCGGCGCGATGGCAGGTCGCAACGGGACTTCGAGAGCCTGAAAAAGTCTGCCCCACATCTGCTTGCGCGGACGCTGTTACTGACGCCGTTACGCGTTGTGGCCCCCCCTTTTAATCAAAGCAGAAACCGCGACCAGCGGACGGGATATAAATAACGCTGGATTACGTTGCGGACTTGCTCCCTGCAACGGGTGAGACCGGCATAGCAGAGACCGGAAGGGCGGGAACGCGCTTTTCCTCCGGCGCAAAGGGGTTTTGGGGGATATAAGCCTACACAAATTGTGTGGGCTTTTTGTGTTGTAAGGCGAGGTGATAAAGTGGCATCAAGAAAAAATCCGGTGGGCGCACCACCTAAATACAGAAGCGTAAAGGCAATGCAAGAAAAGATTGATGCCTACTTTGAAGCCTGCAAAGGACAGCCGTTCGTAAACGATAACGGCGAACCGATGCGAAATAAAAACGGCTATATCATCTATGACGATAAAAAGCCGCCTACTGTGACAGGGTTGGCGCTTGCACTTGGTTTTGCATCAAGGCAGGCACTTTTGAATTACCAAAATAAACCAGAGTTCAATGACACGATTACGCGTGCAAAGACCCGTTGTGAACAGTACGCCGAAGAAAGACTGTATGACAAAGACGGCTCCGGCGGTGCGCAGTTCAGTTTACGGGCAAATTTCGGATGGCAGGATAAGCCAGAACAACAGCAGGATAGCGAGGTGCTAATCATAGATGACTTGTAAGCTATCTGGCGTTGTTTCCCCTTGCTTCGCAAAAGTCCACCGTGAAATCAAGGCAGGCAATGTAAAAGAGCTTGTCGCAAAGGGCGGGCGCGGCAGTACAAAATCCAGCTATATTAGCATAGAGCTAATTTTGCAGCTGCTAAAGCATCCGCAATGCCACGCGGCGGTTTTCCGCAAGGTCGGAAACACACTGCGCACAAGCGTGTATGCGCAAATCGTTTGGGCTATCAATGAGCTTGGATTGCACGACAATTTTCGTTGCACAGTCTCCCCGATGGAATGCACCTATTTGCCAACAGGGCAAAAGGTGCTTTTTTTCGGTGTTGATGACCCCGGCAAGGTAAAGTCAATCAAAGTGCCGTTTGGTTATATCGGCATCTGCTGGTTTGAAGAGCTTGACCAGTTTGACGGGGAAGAGCAAATCCGAAACGTGGAGCAGTCCTGCTTGCGCGGCGGTGACTGGTTCATTACGTTCAAGAGCTTCAACCCGCCTGCAATGGCGCGGAACTGGGCAAATGGGTACGCTCTGAAAGCGCGGGCGGGAAAGCTGATACATCATTCCACCTATAAAACGACGCCCGCAGAATGGCTCGGGGAGCGGTTTCTGGCCGATGCTGAATACTTGCAGCGCACAAACGAAACGGCCTACCGACACGAGTATCTGGGCGAGGTTGTCGGCAGCGGCACGGCGGTATTCGAGAACCTGAAAATTCAACCAATCACAGACGAGCAGTTGAAAACATTCGACAGAATCAAGCGCGGCGTTGACTGGGGCTGGTATCCTGACCCATGGGCATACAATGCAATGCACTATGACGCAGCGCGGCGCACGCTGTACATCTTCGATGAACTGACACGGCGTAGAACCAGCAACAGGGACACGGCGCAGTTGCTTTTGGAGAAAGGGCTGACGCGTGAGGACAAAGTATGTGCGGATAGCGCAGAGCCGAAATCCATTGCGGACTATAACAAGTACGGCGTAAAGACATTCCCTGCCAGAAAAGGCCCGAAGTCTGTTGTATACGGTACAAAGTGGCTGCAGATGCTTGATGCTATTGTAATAGACACCGTGCGTTGCCCGGACACTGCAAAAGAGTTTAGCGAGTACGAGTACGAGCGAGATAGCAAGACGGGAGAAGTGCTCGAAGGCTATCCGGATTTGAACAACCACCACATTGACGCGGTGCGCTATGCGATGGAAAGCACAGCGAACAAGGCGGGAGACACCGCCGAAACCAGATACAAGAGCATTTTCGTGTAAAGGCGGTGAGAAGACGTGAAAACATACCAAGATTTTGTAGCGGCTGGCGAGGACGAAAAGGCCCGCATGAGTTTCATACTGGGTGCAATTAATGAGTATAAGGCCGACCATAGCACACGCATTGCAGCGAACGCCAACAAGTATTACTACGGCGAAAACCCTACAATCAACAAATACGAGAAAATCATCTACGACATGCAGGGAAAGGCGCACCGTGACATGTACACGGCAAATCACAAGATAGCAAGCAAGTTCTTTGGTTTGGTCGTAGACCAAGAAGTTTCGTATTTGCTGGGCAACGGCGTTTCATTTCAGGAAGCGGAGACAAAAAAGGCGCTTGGTGCGACGTTTGATGAAGATATTATGGACGCTGCCCGCCATGCTTTGATTGACGGGCAGTCTTTCGTGTTCTGGAATCTCGACCATGTGCAGGTGTTCGCAGCAGAGGAATTTGTTCCCCTGTACGACGAGGAAGACGGCTCCATTAAAGCCGGAATCCGTTTCTGGCAGGTGGCAGACAATAAGCCACTGCGCGCCACGCTGTACGAGCTTGACGGCTATACAGAGTATCTAAAGCCCAAAAGCGATGATATGGCGATTCTCAAGCCGAAACGCGCATACAAGTTGAAGCTGCGCACCAGCGAGGCAGACGGCACAGAAATTTATGACGGTGAGAATTATCCCGGATTTCCCATTATCCCGCTGAAAAACGGAGAGCAGGCCCACAGCGAGCTACAGGGGAGACAGAATACCATTGACGCGCTCGACCTTGCTAGCTCCAACATGGTAAACAACGTTGACGAAGGCAACCTGATTTTCTGGGTTCTGACCAACTGCGGAGGCATGGACGAGCAGGACGATACAAAGTTCATTGAGCGTCTGAAAACTACCCATGTCGCCCACGCTGACGGTGACGAGGGCGCAAAGGCCACGCCACAGAGCATCGAAGCCCCGTTCCAAGGCACGCAAGCCACCATTGACATGCTAACCAAAAAGTTATACGAGGACTTTCAGGCCTTTGATTCTGCTGCTGTCAGCGCTGGCAACCAAACTGCAACGGCTATCAAGGCCAGTTATGTGCCACTCGACCTGAAAACAGACAAGTTTGAAAGCTGCGTGACGCGCTGCATCAAGGGCATTTTGGCGGTTGCCGGGCTTGATGGCGATCCGACATACACGCGCAACCAAATCATCAACAAGCAGGAAGAGGCGCAGACGGTCTTGCTGGGTGCAGAATACTACGATGATGAATACATCACCAAAAAGCTGCTGACCATCCTTGGCGACGCAGACCAGTACGATGAATTGATAAATCGAAAGGCGGCAGAGGAGTTAGACCGCACGACCAACGGCGAGGAGTGACAAGATGTTGAATTTTGAAAACCTCGACAAAGCCAACTTTTTAGGAGTTGGAAAATACGATACGCCGATTATCCAGCCGGAACACATTGATGTGCGGCATCTGGAATGGATTCCGTTCAACTTTGCTAAAACCTGTACGGACTGCGCAACAAAAGGCGTTCACTTTTTCGTGGATGATTATCAATTCCAAAGGGTGTGGAATCAGCCGGACAAGTACATTCCGTTGCTTCAAAAATTTGGCGCTGTGTGTGCGCCTGATTTCTCAATGTATACAGATATGCCGCTTGCTATGCAGATATACAATCACTATCGCAAGCACTGGCTGGCGGCATACTGGCAGCAATGCGGGATTCACGTTGTGCCAACCCTGTGTTGGAGCAATAAACAAAGCTACGAGTGGTGTTTTGACGGCGAGCCACAACATTCGATTGTGGCGATTTCTAGCGTGGGAACGCAGAAAAGCAAGCAGAATCAAGCGCTGTTTGAAAAAGGCGTTCGGGCGGCATTGGCAAGGCTTGAACCCAGTGAGATTTTGTGGTATGGCAAATGCCATGAAGAATTTGACTGGAATGTCACGAGGATTCAGCCATATTATAAGCAAGTAAAAAGGAGATGTAAGAATGGGTGGTAGAGGTTCTGGAAGCGGCAGGGGCGGCGGTAGTGCGAATATAGGCGCCTTAAAAGAGAAAGAAAAAAGCCTGAATTCCCAAATTGACAAACTGAATAAAAGGTTGGCAGATTACGCATCAAAAAATCCTGCGTGGAATATGCCAAGCGGATATTACGATGTACAGAGAAAAAAACAGGCACTTGAATCAAAAAAGCGTTCGATAACAAACAAAATAGTGACTGCAAGCAGAAATGTGACTGCTGAAAAAACAAAGGGAAAAACGTTTGTGAATTCTTTTGGTGAAGCTACAAAAAGAGAAATCACCACTTCAACGTACAAAAGCAGCCAAGCGAAACTAAGCAAAGAAATTATGGGGTTTGTCGGTGGCGAGATCAATAGAAAAAAACAGACTAAAAGAAGAAAATGAGAAAACCTGATTACGCCCACAAACTTACTGACGCAGAACTTGCCAAGCTGGAACATCGCATCGCAAAGCTGTACAAAGAAGCTGCTGACGAACTGACCGACACGGTGAAAACCTATTTTGAGCAGTTCGAGAAGCGAGATGCCGCCATGAAAGACAAACTGGATGCAGGAGAAATCACCGAGCAGCAGTACAAGCAATGGCGGCTTGCGCAGATAGGGCGAGGCAAGCGTTTTGAAGCCCTGCGCGATAAAGTGGCAGAAAGATACACCGATGCCAATGCAACGGCTGTGGCATACGTCAATGACGCTACGCCTGGCATTTACAGCTTGAACCGCAATTACTCTGCTTACAAAATCGAGCAGGTTTCCGACAAAGCAGATTTTACGCTGTGGGATGAGCAGACAGTGAAACGCCTGATCGTGGAACAGCCGGATCTTATGCCGTACTACCCGCCAAAGCGTGCATTGCAGCGCGGCATTGATTTGAAATACGGAAAGCAACAGATTACGGCCAGCATCACAAGCTCCATTCTGCAAGGCAAGGGAATTGGCAAGATTGCGGATGACCTGCAAAGCCGTATGCGGGATATGAGCCGCGCAAGCGCTATCAGAACGGCCAGAACGGCGGTCACAGCAGCAGAGAACGCGGGACGGCTAGATACTTACCGTTCCGCGCAGGATATGGGCATAAAGCTCAAAAAACGATGGCTGGCAACGCTGGACAACCGCACACGCCACGCACACGCGGAGGCAGACGGGCAGAAGGTAGATGTTGACAAGCCATTTATTGTGGATGGCTATAAACTTATGATGCCTGGCGATAAATCTGCGCCAGGATATTTGCAATACAACTGCCGTTGCACGACAGAGCCTGTCATTCCTGGTATAAATGAGGAACTAGGAACACGGCGTGCGCGTGACCCTAAAACAGGTGAATGGGTGCTTGTTGAAAACAAAACCTATGCAGAGTGGGCGGGGTGGAAAAAAGAAAACGGGAAAACAGTTTTGAATGACTTGAAAGGTCTTGTGAAACCTGTTACAATAAAGTCGATAAAACGAGTAAAAGTTCTGCCGAGCAAAGTCTTTGATGAAGAAGGGCAGAAAAAGTTGCAGCAAGCACATAAAGACCTGTTACAAGAGGTTATGAATCGCGGCGGCATGGTTGAAGTGGCGCGGTGCTATGATATGAGTATGCAGCCGTTGTGTGACTATGCGTCTAAAAATGATTCCGAACACGTTACGCTTCCAACGTTTGATGAACAATATATAGTAATCCATAATCATCCGAGCGGGCTCACATTGTCTCCAGGAGATTTGTTTACATTTTCAAAGAATGAAAATATACAGGTGCTCACAATCGTTGGGAATAATGGCTCTGCATATTCGATAGAAAAAAGCAAAGACTTTAGTCGTCTTGAAATGCTTAAAGCTACCATGCACTTGCAAAAAGTAGTTAAATCTTCAAAAAACGACACAGAAGCGATAAACAAAGTGCTCGTATTCTTACAAAGGGGCAAAGAATATGGTTTTATTTACAATAGATGACGTAAAAGAATCCGATATTCTTGATATGCAAGATAGCTTGCGCGAATTAAAGATTGACCATTCATACGACAATAAAATTGGAGGTATCCCGCCCGATTGGGGGCACAAAGAGCTAAATACATATCTCGAACAAGAGATTGTTCGGGATTGTTTTGACACTCTAAAGGCTCTCAACCGCCTCCCAGATGATGTCCCATGGATTCAAGAGGAGCTGAAGCGTGAAAATACAGTTTGAAGACCACAGCGCCGAGGTACTGGAAGCGCTTGACGCTGCTGTTGGAAGAGCACTCGAAAAATGCGGCCTTGTAGCAGAGGGATACGCTAAAAAGCTATGCCCCGTGGACACTGGTAATCTGCGCAACAGCATTACACATACTGTCAGCGACGGCGAAAAAGCTGCATATATCGGCACAAACAGTGAATATGGCGTTTACGTTGAGTGCGGTACTGGCATTTACTATCCGGGCGGCAGACAAACACCGTGGACGTATCAAGACGAAAAAGGCGATTGGCATCTGACACACGGGCAACGCGCAAAACCTTACATCAAGCCCGCAGTGGCAGACCATGCCGCGCAGTATAACAGAATTATTGAACAAGAGCTGAAAGGCAAATAAGCCTCTCGGCTCTTTTTATTGGGAGGAAAGCACATGAAAAAGATTCTTTATATCGCAATCACGATTATGACTGTAGCGCTGCTTTTGTGCGGCTGTTCTGAAGCCGCCAAAGCAAATGCAAACATTTCCAAACAGGCGGATTACTTTGAAAGTGAACGAAAAATCACAGTATATAACGCCAGAACAGACAAGGTCATTATGGAAGCCGAGGGGTATATGTCTATCTCCAACAATTCCAGCAACGAGCTTGTCTGCACTGTAAAGGTTGGCCCCGATACTTACAGGAAAAATTACATTTACCTAAATGACTACACAATGTATGTTGTCGAGGACATTACAGGAACACACACAGACCCGTACCATTACAAGCTGTATTTCCACACAAATGTTCTGCCCAGCGTTGAAGTGAAACCGTAAAAGACAAGTTTACCTAGCAACTACCGAGACTTTCTCGGCGGTTGCTATTTTTATACGCAAAAACAGCGAAGCACTGCTGTTTTGAATAAATAAAACTCAAATGGCGAAGAACCGCCACCGAAGAAAAGGAGAGAACCCCCATGGCAAAATTTACACGCGCTGAAATTCGTAAGATCATTGGCGAAAGCTGCACTGACGAAATCGAAAATCAGCTGGTGGCGCTCCATCTGGGCGTTGTTGACCCGCTGAAGGACGACGTCACGCGGTATAAAGCCGATGCAGAAAAGCTGCCGGGCGTTCAGAAGGAGTTGGACGACCTGAAAGTGCAGGGCGACGGCGGCTACAAGGCTAAGTATGAAGCAGAGCACAAGGCTTTCGGGGACTACAAGGCCAACGTAGACGCTGAAAAAACAACGGCTGCCAAAGAAAAGGCACTGTCCGACGTCCTGCTGAAAATCGGCATTTCTGAAAAACGGATTTCCTCTGTCGCACGCCTTGCAAAGGGAGACGGCCTGCTTGACAAACTGGAATTGGATGACAAGGGCGCTATCAAAGACGCAGCTGCGCTTGAAAAGAGCCTCAAGACCGATTATGGCGAGTACATCACCAAGAGCAGCACAAAAGGCGCAGACACGTCTACTCCCCCTGCCAACAATGGCGGCAAGGCCCTGACGCGGGAGGACATCTACAAGACGGACGACAAGGGCCGCTATGTACTGTCCACCGCAGAGCGTCAGGCTGCGCTTGTGAACCTCATGCAAAACGAATCTGACGATTAACAGAAAGGAGCCAAAATATGGCTGCAAAAACTAACCTGACTACCGCCGCCCAGATTACTGTCAACGCCCGCGAGGTTGACTTTGTCACCCGCTTTGGCAAGAACTGGGACGCGCTGCGCACCATCATGGGCATTATGCGCCCCATCCGCAAGGCCCCCGGCACAAAGCTGGTATCCTATGAGGCCTCTGTTGACGGCACTCTGGCTGGCGGTACGTCCGTTGCTGAGGGCGATGAGATTCCGCTGACCAAGATGAAGGTCGAGCCCAAAACCTACGGCGACATTGAGATTGCCAAGTATGCTAAGAGCGTGTCCGTTGAGGCAGTCGCCAAGTATGGCGCAGACGTTGCCGTTGAAAAGACCGACGAGGCGTTCCTTGTCGCCCTGCAGAACAAGGTTCTGGGCGACTTCTACACCTTCCTGAACACTGGCTCTCTGGCTGTAGCTGCTACCACTTGGCAGCAGGGCCTTGCTCTGGCAAAGGGCAACGTGCTGGACAAGTTCGCCAGCATGGATCGTGATGTTACCGAGGTTGTCGGCTTTGCCAACATTCTGGACTTCTACGGCTATCTGGGTGACAAGGAAATCACCACGCAGACCGCTTTCGGCCTGACCTATGTTCAGAATTTCATGGGCTACTCTACCCTGTTCCTGCTGCCCGCAAAGTACATCGCCCGCAACAAGGTCATTGCCGTCCCTGTTGAGAACATCGACCTGTACTACATCGACCCCGCCGACAGCGATTTCGCCAAGCTGGGCCTGAACTATACCGTCGAGGGCGAAACAAACCTGATTGGTGTTCATGTTGACGGCGACTACAGCCGCGCAACTGGCGATATGTACGCTCTTATGGGCATGAAGCTGTGGGCAGAGTACCTGGACGGTATTGCCGTTGCCACCATTACGCCCGCAGAAGCCCGGAGCGCAAAAACTGTTAAGGCAGCACAGTAAAAAAGAGGGAGTGCAATGCTTGAAGAATTGATGAGGGAGTGCCGGAACTGGTTTGTCACACAGAATGGCGTCCATCTGGGCGAGTTCAGCATCAAGGGCGGGAGCATTGCGCTCCCTTTTTTGCGTGCCGGACAGTATTTCCGCATTATGGGCAGCGTTCTGAACGATGGTGTGTATCAATACGGTAACTGCTCGCTAAGAGATGAAACGTTTGATGGCGCTGTCTGGGCCATGGCCGTGCCTGCCGAATTTCTGCACCTTGAAGAAGAAATCAAGGCGTGGCGCACGCAGTACGAGAACGCCGCAAACAGCCCATTCCAGAGTGAGAGCTTTTCCGGGTACAGTTACACCAAATCGAGCGCAAACGGCAATTCTGGCGGCTCTGTGACGGGCTGGCAGGGCGTGTTTGCTTCTCGGCTGAACAAATGGAGAAAGCTATGAGCATTTTAGATGATTTTTCGCATAGCTGCATCATTATGGACAAGCGGACAAAGCCTGACGGTGAAGGCGGCTATGCTACCGAGTGGAGCGAGGGCGCAGAGTTTGCGAATTATGTTGCACTGGACAGCAGCCTTGAAGCACGGCAGGCCGAAGCGCAGGGCGTGACCAGCGTGTATACCGGCATTGTGCGGAAAGATGTGCCTATCGAGTACGGCAGCGTGTACAAGGACGTGACGACCGGGGCATATTTCCGGGTCACGAGCCGCCCGGAAGAAAAGCAAGCCCCGGCAAGCGCTTCCCCGATGCTGAACGGCCTAAAGAGCTTTACGGCTGAACGATTGCGGGAGGGATTGCCTACATGACAAAGGGCGCTGCATTACAGCAGTTTTTCGGGCAATTTATGACCGCTTACGCAAGCAACGCCGTGCCGGATGACGCTGTACTCCCATACCTGACCTATGATGCCGTGATGGATACTTGGGCAAATTCTGTATCAATCACAGTAAATATGTGGTTTCACACCACATCCGAAGCTGTGCCAAACTCAAAGGCGCAAGAGCTTTTGACGGCTCTTACAAAAGGCGACCCGACTTTGCCGTGCGATGATGGAATTATCTGGCTCAAACCCGGCTCACCGTTTAGCCAATCGCTGGCAGATGACACAGACAAAAACTTAAAACGGCGGTACATCAACGTGATCGCCGAATTTTTATGCCTAAATTGAGGTGAAAGCATGAAATTTACTCGTATTCCTGAATCTGCGTTTAAAGAACTGGTCTTGAACGCGGGCTATCTTGCAACTACGTTTGACCCGGCTGCCGGTACTGCGCCGGAAGAAAGTGCGCTGCTGGGCGCCACGACTGGCGGCATCAACTTTACGGCTGTGCCAAGCTTTACCGACTTCGGCGAGGACATCGACAACTGTCCCAAGAACATGAAAGAGCTGAAGCAGATTGAATCCTGGGAAGTCAAGTGCAGTGGCACTTATGTTTCGGCATCGGCAGAAAATGCCAAAAGCATGCTTGGCGCTGCGGATGTTACGACTACTTCCAAGGTTTCCAAAATCACGCCGCGCAATGATTTGAAAGACAGCGACTTTACCGATTTGTGGCTGCTGTGCGATTACTCTGACAAGCACGGCACTACGAACGGCGGTTTCTGCGCCATTCACATGATGAATACGCTGTCTACCGGCGGTTTCAGCTTGAAGACGGGCGACAAGGAAAAAGGCCAGATGAGCTTTGAATACACGGCGCACTACTCCATTACAGCGCAGGACACTGTGCCGTGCGAGGTGTATATCAAGGCCGGAGAGGATGAAGCATAATGCGGATTTTTTCTGAACTTAGCACTGACGAAGCGCTGGAAGTCGTTTTGCAAATCGCGCAGCCCATCACAAACCTGATCGATGATGAAGCGCTTGTGAAAGAGATGCAGAAAGCGATGCCGAAGGGCGAAACGACCCGTATTGCAATGCAGCGTTTTGGCCTTGCGAAAATTGTTAAGCTGCTGAACATTGCGTTGAAACAGCACCGCGAGGACGTGTACGAAATTCTCGCACCGTTCAACGGCCTGACGGTGGAAGAAATCGGCAAGCAGAATTTCCTTATCACCTGCAAGCAGGTTGCCGACCTGTTGAACGATAAGGGGTTTGTTGATTTTTTCAAATCGTATCTCGGTGGCGGGCAGAACAAGTAATCCCTGTACTGCTGAAAATGCCGAAACTGAGCGCAAAGGCGCTTGTGTCGGCGCTTCCTTACGCTTTAAAAGCTGATTTTGAAGAACAGATGTACAAGGTGTACATGACTGACAGTGCGTGGAGCCTTGTAGTAGCTGTGACAGGCGTAAAGGACAGGCCAGCGAGATATATTGACATTATCCACCCGCCCAAAGTGGATACGCGGACACCGGAACAGGTGCAGGCAGATTTCAAAGACTTTGCGGCGCGGCATGGGTTGAAAGAAGCAGAGAAAAAAGCCGCCCAAACAGAGGGCGGCTAAACTTAGAAACAATTTTTGATAATGGCTTTATAGGTCGGCTCGTCAACTTCCAACAGGAAGCGCTTGCCGCTGTAACGCCATTGCGGGTCATCTATAAGCTGTATAACAACCTGATAAACGCCTTTTTGCTTGGCAGTCATTGCACCGGCAACCATGCCAGCACCACCAAACAAAGCACCGCCGACCATGCCGCGCATAACGCCGGAAGCCATAGATGTTTTGTGAGTTTCATCTACCACAGAGTAACCGGCAACAGTACGACTGTTTAGTTCAAGTGCTGATAGATCACCAACGTCCATAGAGACTTTGCCAAATGAAACAGACACCTTTTTGCCCATAAAATCACCGGCAATTACCGCATTTTTTGCTTTTGCCATAAAAAACACCTCCTATTGCTTAGAATACAGCAGATAAAGCAGAAATTCAAGAAGGGAGTGATAGATTGGACGTTTTTAACTTATATGCAAAATTAAGTCTGAACACAGACGACTATGAAAAAGGCGTTGAGAAGGCAAAAGGCGGCGCATCGACCTTAATGGACGTTTTTAGCGGTACGTTGCTTGGCAATGTTGTTTCGGACGGTTTGCGGACCGTAGCCAACGGCATTACGGAAATCGGGAAAACCGCTGCAAACATGGCTGTGTCGATTGGCAAGGCATCGCTGGACAGCTATGCGGACTACGAGCAGCTTGTAGGCGGCGTGGAAACGCTGTACAAAGATAGCGCGGGAATCATAGAGAGCTACGCAAAAGACGCATACAAGAACGTTGGCCTGTCCGCAAACGAGTATATGGAAACATCAATATCGTTTGCTGCTGCTCTTGTTTCAAGTTTGGGCGGTGACACAGGAAAAGCCGCTGAAATGGCAAATACTGCAATTTCGGATATGTCCGATAACGCGAACAAGATGGGCACCAATATGCAGTCCATACAGGATGCATATAACGGATTTGCGAAGCAAAACTATACTATGCTCGACAATCTTAAGATCGGCTACGGCGGTACGCAGGCTGAGATGAAGCGGCTTATCAAAGAAGCTGCTGCCATGACGGACACGCAGAAAGAGCTTGGCGTAACGGTCGATTCCAACAGTATGTCCTATGCGAACATTGTACAAGCGATTCATGTCGTGCAGGCCAACATGGGCATCATGGGAACGACCAGCAAGGAAGCTGCAACTACAATTCAAGGCAGTACAGCGTCGATGAAGAGCGCTTGGGAAAATCTTTTGACTGGAATTGCAGACCCGGAGCAAGACTTTCAAACCTTGGTGGACAACCTTGTTGACAGCGTTATTACTGCCGGAAACAACATTATACCGCGCATCAGAGAAATTGTGCCTACTCTGATTGATGGTTTGAGCGAACTAATCACACAGCTTGCGCCTTATGTGAGCGGCGTGATTATGGAGCTTGAACCGACTATTGAAGAGGGCTTGCAGGCACTTTTCGGTGGGTTAAGCAGCGTAGCAAGCGAATTGCAGCCCATTGTTGCTGATGTGTTTTCTTTTTTTGGCGATGCAATTATTTCCGGGCTGACAAGCGCGATTGAAAACTCTGACTTTTCGTTCCTGCTTGACATTTTTGACAATGTTAAAACAGCAGTTGAAGAAGTCGTGCCTGTAATTGAAGAAATTGCCCCCGCGCTTGTGACGGTTGGTGCAGCTGTAAAAGGCTGGCAAATCGGGACGAAAATTCAAAAGATGGTAACGGCTTTTGACGAAGCCAAGGTTGCTGTTTCTTTGTTCAGCATGGGACTTTCTGACACGGAAATTGCACAGGGTGCGCTCAATGGCACATTAAAGGCATCCGAAGTTCTTGCCGGATTGCTTACAGGGAAGATTTCCCTTATGACGTTGGCACAGGCGGCAGCGGCAAAAGCGCAAGCCGCTTTTAATGCGGTTTTGGCAGCAAACCCAATTACACTGGTTGTGGTTGCAATTGGCGCACTGGTTGGCATTTTGGCTGTGCTGTATGCAAAGAACGAAGATTTTAGAAACGGCGTTAATGCTGCGTGGGATGCGATTTCTGCCAAGATTCAGGAAGTCGTGGCATTTGTGCAGCCTTATGTTGAAGCAGCTATGCAGGTTATTGGGCAGGTCGTTACGCAGGTCATTACAGATTTGACCCCAGTCATACAGAGCATCGGTGAAGCGTTCAGCGCTGCATGGAGCCTTGTACAGACTGTATGGGCATGGGCAAGCGCATTCTTTCAGGCTATCTTCCAGTCAATTGTGGTCATCTTTACGCCGTTTGCACCGATTATCAGCGGATTCTTTCAGGGCGCGTGGATTATCATTCAAAGCATCTGGAATGTTGCGGTAAGCTTTTTCCAGACTGTATTTGATTTGATTACCGGCGTGTTTTCTACGATTGACGCTGTGTTGTCCGGTGACTTTCAGGGCGCGTGGGAGTCGATTCAGGGCATCTTTGAAGGTGTGTTTGGCTTTTTCTCTACTGTCGGCCAAAACGTTGTAGAGGGCATCAAGGGTGGCATTGCGGCTGTTTGGGGCGGTCTTGTCAGCTTCGTGCAGGGCTTGTGGGATGGCATCAAGAGTATTTTTGTCATCAATGCAAGTGATGTGAAAAACAACACGGGGTCTGACGGTAGCCACGCAGGCGGCATGGATTATGTCCCCTATAACAACTATGTTGCTAATCTGCATCGCGGCGAGATGGTTCTGACTGCCGATGAAGCGGACAGTTACAGACGCGGTAAGGGCAGCGGCAACAGTTTTACCCTGACGCAAAATATTTACGCGGCAAAGCAGACGCCGGTTGAACTGGCGGCAAGTACAGCGGCGTATTTCCAGCGGGCGAGGTGGGCGATATGAGTTTTTTGAGCAAGACTTTCAAATATGTCAACTCGCTGGGGCAGTCTATCGTGTTTGACTACGCGCATGGTTATCTTATCAGCAAGCCGGATGGCATTGATACAATTTCTGTCACTGCCAACACGGCGCAGGGCATCGGTCAAGTAGGTGCTACTGTGCAATCTAAGGCCATTCAGACGCGGCCTATTACCATCAATGGTAAAGTTATCGGCGACAATGCGCAAGCGCTTAAAGACGCGCTTATGACCGTTGTACGGCCTGACCTGACCGGGGTGTTATATGCCGGAGACTGGCACATAGACGTTATTGTAACGGCATCGCCTACCATTGGTGCATCAAAACGCGGTGCGCCGTTTCAACTTGGCCTGCTTGCCCCCTACCCGTATTGGGAAAGCGGCGAACGAAAGGCAATGCAGCTGCGCGGCGTGCAAAAAGGTTTTAAATTCCCATGGAATATTAGCAAAACGTATTATTTTGGCAAAGTCATTGTGCTAAAATACATTGTTTTGCAGAATTTTGGGCAATTTGATGTGCCTTTTAGGCTGGAAATCAATTGCGTCGGCGAGACGGCAGCAAACGTAGGCATTGAAAACATGCTGACAGGTGAAGTGCTGCGGCTGGAAAAAACGCTTGTGGAAGATGAGCGTGTTGTTATCAAGACATCGCACGGAAAGACAACGGTCACAAGCTCTAAGGACGGTGACTGTCGAGGTGCGCTGACGCTTGAAAGTACACTGTACAGAATTCATACGGGCGATAATGCGTGGAAACCTACTGCGGACAGTGGGCTTGAAAACGTTGAAATGAGCGTTTCGTTTGCGGAAGAAAGTGCGGGTGTAACGGTAATATGAGATTAGAGCTGTTCTCCCATGACCTTAGTAACCGACACGAAATCACGCACGCTATCAGCAGCGAGTTCAGCGACTACTATAACGATGTGGGAAAATTTACGGTAGTTTTGCCGATGGATGATTACAACATCGGGATAGTGGAGCTGGATGCTGTTTTGTACATTGTAGAGCGAAGACTTGCGTATACGGTGGAAGAAATACAGTTCGATTGTGATAATAGCGAAATCACGTTGAACGGGTACAGCCTGAACAACAAACTGAACCGGCGTGTTATTGCGGCAACTGCCAGTATTGCCAACGTGGAAACGGATGTATACAGGGTTATTACTGCCAACCTGCGCGGTCTGCCGGTACTGCTGGCAGAGAAAAAAGGCTTGACAGAAACCGTGACGGCAACAGAGGTGTACGGGGATGAACTGTTAAACTGCATACAACCGATTTTGACAGATGCCGGGATTGGGAACCGGATGGTTTTGGACTACAGAGCCAAGACGGAAACGTTTGAATTGTATAAGGGTGTTGACCGCACAAAGGGATTAGACGCCGTGCTGTTTGTGCAGGAACGCGGAACAGCGCCCGGGCTGGTAGTTGACAAGGATATTTCTGAATACAAAAATGTGTGCTACTGTGAAGCGCAGTACAAAGACGGTACAAAATTTGTGGTGCAGGCTGGAACGGCCAGCGATGCGGAACGGCGCGAACTGTGGGCGAGCTTCAGCGGAGATAGCCAGCAGGATGGAGAGACAAATTCTGCGTTTCAGACGCGCGTTAAGCAGTATGCGGCGTTGCAGCTAGGCAGCCATTTGAACCGAAACGGATTTTCGATTGACGCTGACGGTGACGAGCTTGGCACGGCATATAATGTCGGCGATTTGGTCTGGTGCGTTTCATTGCGGCTGGGTGTCAAGTACAAGGCCAGAATCACGGCGGCAAAGTATTCACAGGATGCAAACGGATCAAGCGTCAAGCTGGTTATTGGCGACCCGATTTTAACAGTTTTGAGGTGATAAAGTGGCAGAAATCAAAAATTTTCCGAATAACGTGGATGAATACATCGGAGCCGAAAATGTTATGAAATGGCTGCATGGGCGTTCCAGCGGCGTTTTTGGCGCAGATGGCAATTTAAGTGTTACCGCAAACGGTGATATGACGGTAAGCGTTTCAGATGGCGTGGGCTGGCTGGCGAACGACAAAGCGGACGGCACAGTTTTTTGGAATGATACAAAAGAACAGACTGGAAGCGAGTTGCAGCTTACAATCCCGTTGCCAGATGCCATTTTGCCACGTATTGACAGGATTGTTGTTAGCTGGGACACGGTGGATTATGCGGAAAAGCCGCGTATTGAAGTGCTAAAAGGAACGCCGAATAATGCACCTACCGCCACGGAACTTACAAACAACACTTTAAAACGGCAAATTTCTCTTGCGCGTATTTACGTCGCAGCAGCTGTAAGCAGCATTTCTGCGGATAGCATCACGGACGAACGGCTTGACCCCGATGTGTGTGGGCTTGTTACGGACTGGGTTAGCGTTGACACTACCACCATTCAGGCGCAGTTTTCCGCATTGCTTGAAAAGGTAAAGACTGAGCTGTCGCAACTGCACGGTGGCACAGCAATGATGACAAAGGCGCAGTATGACCCGTCTGGTGGCGGGTTAAATGTCTGCGTGCAGGAATATGAGTGTAGCAAGAGCGGCAGCGTTTACGCGCTGGTCGGCGAGGGCGCGGTGGGGCGTTTTAAAGTCCCCGCTGCATGGAGTGCGGGCGACACGTGGACAGTCAACGGTGTGGCCGTGCCTGCGTATTGCGGCGCGGATGCGGCGGACGGAGACTGCGTTGTGACCGGGCGCTGGATCACATTTGTGTACGATGGCACGCGGCTGGATTTTAACGGCGGCGGTGGATTGAGCACTGGAAAGCTGGCACAGGCCACCGCCACGGAAGCGGATGTGCTGGCGAATTCTACGTTTTACGCTGCCCGGAAGGGCCTGCGCACCGGCAATGTGCCGCGGCGCGGGAACTGGGGCGCGACGATTGCACCGGGTGAGTCGGTGACGGTGCCGGACGGAAAGCACGACGGCGGCGGTAGAGTGAGCGCAAAGGCGCTGAAGACGGTGACAATCAGCATGGTCGACGGTTCCGGCTCATGGAGCTACACGTTCACGGGCGGCACGCTGGTAGGCATCTGCGACATTGCGGCCAGTGCGAACAGCGCGGATATTGAGTACCTGCACATCAGCGGAAACACCATCACCATGAAATGGAGCGGCAACGGCACTGTGAACCGCCAGATCACGCTGATTTACTACTGATTTTTGGGAGGTGCATGATGGTACATACTTTAAGGCTTGACAACTACTCCCCTACCCCGCGAAAGCTGGTGCTGGGGACTAATTCCAGCTTTGGCACGGAGAGTATCAAGATTGAGCGCGGGGCCGGGTGGGACGGGCTGAATCTCACCGCAACGTGGCATATCCCCGGGCGGGAAGAGCCGCTGCGCGTGGCCCTGCTGGATGGGGATGCCATGGACGTGCCGCCAGAGGTGACGAAGGAGGCCAAGGATGGCGTGCTTGTGCTGGCCGGGCTGGCCTCCGGCGTGCAGCGGGCGAGTTGTAACGTGGACTATCTTATCCTTGAGCAAGCGGGCGTATACGGCGGCGCGGATGCAGAGCCGACGCCCGAGCTGGCGGCGCAGGTGCTGGAAGCTGCCTTGCAGGCCAAGGCGGACGCAGAGGCAGCAGCGGAGGAAGCGGCAGCGGCCAAGGCCCGCGCCGAGGAAGCGCAGGCGGCCAGTGCTGCGGCGAAGGAAGCGGCAGAGGCCGCAGCGGCGGATGCTGCCAAGGCCGGGCCGTATGCGGAGGCGGCGCTTGCCGCCCAACGGGCTGCCGAGGCGGCCCTGGATAAGGCTATTACCGCGCAGCAGGCGGCGGAGAATGCGGCTGCTGCCGCAGCGGCCAGTAAGAGCGCAGCGGACACGCTGGCGGCGGAGGCTGCCCGGGCCGCACTGGCGGCGGAGGAATCCAAGGCGACGGCAAATGCTGCGGCCAACCTGGCCGGAGAGAATGCTACAGCTGCACAGCAGGCGGCGGAGAATGCGGCTGCTGCCGCTAACTATGCGGGCCAGAGCGCCAGCGACGCCGCGGCCAGTAAGGCGGCGGCGGAGATTGCCGCACAGGCTGCGCAGGAGGCACAGGCTGCTGCGGCTGCTGCCAGGGACGATGCGGTAAAGGCACAGACTGCTGCGCAGACGGCGGCCAAGAGTGCGCAAGATGCCCAGGCGGCTGCCGAGAAGGCCCGGGACGATGCCAAGGCCGCCCAGAAGGGCGCGGAGGATGCCCGGGATGCGGCGGCGGGAAGTGCCGAGGCTGCGGCGAAATCCGAGGAAAACGCAAAGCAGAGCGCGGACACGCTGGCCGAGAGCGTGGAGAACGTGGCGGCTAACACGGCGGCGGTGGCCGAGCTGAAAGAGAATAAGGCCGAAATTGATGATACTGCTGTTGGGGCAAATGCGTGGAGCAGTAAGCACATCGTGGACATGCTTTGCCCGCCGCTGGAAGAAAGCGGCAACCCTGTTGTGTGCTACCCCGTGGCGGGATATCCGCTGGGGGTAAAGGCCAGCTGGGAGCCGGTGCAGGAGGGTACGGGAACGCCGTATCCGGCAGGTGGCGGGAAGAACCTCTGGGGTGACCTGATTCAAAACACTTTTGTATCACAACTGGGGTTTTCTTCTGGATATTCCGGTGCAAAGACGACTGGAAAAATCCCATGCACGGAAGGTGATAATTACACACTTTCATGTGCAACTTCTTTTGCCGCTGCGCCTGGAAACATCGGTGTGCTTGCGTACTTTGACGCATCGGATACAATTCTTACGAGAAGCGCCAACACATATCAGCGCGCATTTACATTGACGGCTCCGGCTAATGTGGCATATTTGCGGGCGAGTTGCTACAAAGAGACGGACGCGGATAATGTGCAGCTCGAAAAGAGCGCGACTGCAACAGCCTATGCACCTTACGAAAACATTCGTCCCATCAAGGGACGTGACAGCGTGAAAGTCGAACGGTGCGGGGAGAATCTGCTGAATATAAAGCCATTTAATAAAGTCACAAAAAACGGCATCACTTATGAGTATATTCCTGATGGCGGTATTCATATGTCTGGCACCGCAACGGCTAATGCGGATGGCCCAACGTTTCCAATTTGGCATCTGCCGCCTGGAAAATACTGCGGGCTGAATTCTGGTGCAGGAGTTTCCGCTAGTGTAGTGGTGCAGAGAAATGCGAGAGACTATTGGATAGAATCCAATGGTGTTTTTGAGATTTTGGCTGGGGACGTATGTAAATATTTTTACTTGCTTGTAACTAGCGGCACAACAATTGACAAGACAGTATATCCGTACATTGTTTCCGGCACCACCGCCCCCACCACCTACACACCATACATCGGGCAGACCAACACCCTGACCCTGCCCGAAACCGTGTATGGCGGTGAGGTGGACGCGGTGACGGGAGATGGGCAGGAGACGTGGAAAATTATTGATTTAGCTAACGCGAAAATTTCATTGTTCGACATAAACCAGCACGGTATTGCCAATTTTTCTTTGGATACAAAACTTAACAATATTTATACAACGCCAGGACAAGCGGATTATTTCACAAGTTCGTTGCCTCAAGACACTTCTGTATTTAATGATGCGACAAAAATCGGAATTATGAAGGCAAATGCTTCTACAATTTACATAAGATTAAAAGAAACCGACGCGAACAATGTAGTAACGGCCAAGGCATACCTTGCATCAATAAATGCAAAACTTGCTTACAAGCTGGCGGAGCCTGTGCCCTTCACCGCGACAGGCGCACAGCTCATCCCCGCGCTTGCAGGAGTGAACACCGTGCTGACCGATGCCGACAGCACGACTGTGACGGGACGTGCAGACCCCATTAAGCGGATTACCGATTTGGAAGATGCAGTAGCATCGCAAACATGAAAGGAGAAATCACCATGGCGATTAAAAGTAAAGCGCGGCACGATTTAACGCTGCGCAGTATTAAGCGAGAGATTGCAGCAGGACGTGACGTTGCGTTTTGGCTTGACAAAGCATACACGCACTACGACAACGGCCTGCTGGATGAGGCGGACATTGCAGAGGTGGAAGCACTGGCACAGGCGTATTATGATGCGGTGGATGCGAGAGAGAGAGCAGACGATGTTACGGAGACGCCGGATGTGCCGGAGGTTGACGGCGCTGAAAATACCACCAACGAATGATAGGAAGTGATACCATGATTTTTAGCGGAAGAAATCTCGTGAAGTACCCGTACAGCTGCTACGGTTACACGCGCGGCGGCGGCAAGACCTGGCACGGCGGCATTGATGTTTGCGGTATGGATGACGACAAAATCCGCATGCCCGGTTACAACGGCAAGAGCATTGCAGGAACCGTTGTTACAGCCCGTATCGTGACGAACAAGAGCAACAAGACATGGGAATGGGGCTATTATATCTGCGTGAAGCTGGACGCAAACCAGACCCCGGATGCAGTGAATTACCTGTATTTTTGCCACTGCTCCAAGTTGCTTGCAAGCGTAGGGCAGAAAGTAAAGACCGGCGATGTGCTGGCGGTTGTCGGACAGACTGGCAACGCCGCAGGCACATGGACGCACTGCCACTTTGAAGTGCGAGCCACTGCCACGAGCAAGGGTCTTGACCCGACTGCGTATGCAGGCATACCCAACAAGGCGGGCACATACGGTGACCAGCCTGCACGGCCCAGCGGCGAGGAAGTGCTGATTGATGTGTCTCACCATCAGGGCGCTATTGACTGGGCAAAGGTTCCCTACCGTGCCATTATTCGCATCGGGTATCGCGGCTACGGCAGCGGAAAGCTGATGAAGGACGAGCAGTACGAGGCTAACCTTGCCGGGGCGAAAGCAAGTGGAAAGCTGTTCGGCTTTTATTTCTTCTCGCAGGCCATCACGGTGGACGAAGCCAGCGAGGAGGCAGACTTCTGCGCAAGCCTTGCCCCGACAGGCTATCCCTTGTTCTTCGACAGCGAATGGGGACACACAACCAAGACCGGCGTTCACGATGGCCGCGCCGACAACCTGACGAAAGACCAGCGCACGGCAATCGCAATGGCATTTTGCGAAAAGGCCAAAGCGCACGGATTCGCGGCAGGAATTTACACCTTCACGGCGTTCGCAGGCGCAAACATCGACTACGCCTACCTGTGTGAAGATTACATCGGATGGCTGGCCGACACGCGCACGAACTACGACAAGACGCTGCCGCGATACATCCACCAGTACAGCCAGACCGCAAAGGGCGACGTGCCGGGCATCACTGCCGTGGTTGATTTGAATCATCTGGTCAAGGCCCTGCCTGCGGTGGACAAGCCTGAAAGGAAGCTACAAGTGATTACCATCGGGCCGGTGAGCCAGGGAGATGCGGATGCAATTTACCTGCTGTGCAAGGAACGCGGCCTGACGGATGCCGGACTGTATAAAAGCGAATGGGCCTGACGCCCGGAATGGAAGTGAAGGATGACAGATTGGGATATCGTCAAGGACATTGTTGTACTTGCTGGACTGATTATAACGGTCACGACGCCGCTGTTGAAGTTGAATACAAGTATCACGCAGCTGAAAGCGCTGCTTGACAGCGTGGCCAAGCAAGTGCAGGAAAACGACAAGAGCAACAGTGCGAGCCATAAACGGTTGTGGGAGCACAACGAAGAACAAGATGAAACGCTGCAACGGCATGAGCAGCGTTTGCACGATTTGGACGGAAAGTGAGGTACAGCTCTATGGGTGATTTTATCAAGAACATTGCAGCGCTTTTCAAGGTCAAGACCATTGTGACGCTGGTTGTCGTTGCAGTGTTTGCGGCATTGGCGCTGCGGGAGAAATTACAGCCTGACACGGTCATGACCATTGTGACGATGGTTGTGGCCTTTTATTTTGGCACGCAGACAGAAAGCAAGAACAAGAAGGATGAGTAATCATGCCAAAGTTTGATTTTGTCGGTGGTTTGCTGACCGATGAAGAAACGGATGTTTTGCAGCTTCGGCGGCGCGGCTGGCGCAATGCTGATATTGCGGCAGAACTGAATTGTAGCGAGCGCACGGTAAAACGGCGCGTTCGCAGCATCAAAAACAAAATAGGCTAATTTAAAGGGCGCGGCTGCTTTTGTGGCCGCGCCTTTTTTATTTTGTCCCAAAGACGGCACAATGTTGGCACTTCGGTGGCCCACAGTGTGCCGTTTTTTTGTGTACAATTAAGATAAAAGGAGCGGTTCGGATGGCATACAAGCAAATCAACCTAAACCCGGAACAAAAGCGCGTCGGCGATTGTACCGTCAGAGCCATTGCAGCCGCAACGCATCAATCGTGGGCGGCTGTATATGCGGCGCTGGTTCTGGCAGGATTTGAACTGCATGATATGCCGTCTGCAAACTATGTCTGGGGCAGTTATCTGCGACGATGTGGTTGGAAGCGCTACACGTTGCCAAACAGCTGCCCGGATTGTTACACAGTGGCGCAGTTTGCAAAAGACCACCCGGACGGCACGTACATTTTGGCAATGGCTACACATGTTGTGTGCGTGCAGAATGGAGATTGGCTTGATACATGGGACAGCGGAGATGAAGTGCCGCTGTACTACTGGCAGAAAGGATGATTTACCATGGCGTTTGGCGTACAGTATCAGCCCGGCTATATGCCGAACTATTATCCAATGGGGCAGCAGATGCCGTCGGCCATGCCCGATCAGCTCGCGCAGCTTAGACAAGCGGCATATCCTCAACCGCAGCCGCCCGCGCAGCAAAGCTCGCCTATTATCTGGGTGCAGGGCGAAGAGGGCGCCAAAGCGTATATGGTGGCGGCGGGGAATAGTGTGCTGCTGATGGACAGCGAAAACAGCACATTTTATATCAAATCCACCGATGCAAGCGGTATGCCGCAGCCCCTGCGCGTTTTTGATTATATAGAGCGCACAGCAAGCCAGAAACAGCCCGCACAGACCGCGCAAAAACCGAAAGAAGAATATGTCACGCGGCAAGAGTTCAACGCGTTGACAGCCCGCTTTGACGCGCTGGCGGCGGATAAACCTTTGACGCGCAAGAAAAAGGAGGCAGACAATGAGCAACCCTCTGTTTAACGCTCTTGGCGGCGGCAAAATGCCGGGCGCAATGGGACAATTCCAGCAAATGATGCAGCAGTTTCAGCAGTTCCGACAGAATTTTCAAGGCGACCCGAAGCAAGAAGTTCAAAAGCTGCTGCAATCTGGAAAAATGAGCCAGCAGCAGCTAAATCAGCTGCAAGCGATGGCGCAGCAGTTTCAGGGCTTTTTAAAATAGGTTCAAACCGTGCGCACGGTGAACAATACATTCAACTTTTGAAAGGAGTTAAACATGAGTCTTTCTTCGGACGGCACTGTTATGACAATGCCTGTGCAGCCCGCTAATACGGGCAATGGCAACGGCTGGGGCTTTGGCGGCGATGGTGCGTGGTGGATTATCATTCTCTTCCTCTTCGTTTTCTGCGGCTGGGGCGGTAACTGGGGCAACAACGGATTTGGCGGCAACGGCAGCGCCGGCGCAGTTGATGGCTACATCCTCACCAGCGACTTTGCCAACATCGAACGCAAAATCGACGTCGTGAACAACGGTCTGTGTGACGGCTTCTATGCTCAGGCACAGCTTGTCAACGGTGTGCAGAACGCTATGCAGCAGGGCTTTATGAGCGCCGAAATCAGCCGCGCAAACCAGCAGGCCGCATTTATGCAGCAGCTCAACGCCATGCAGATGCAGCAGGCTAATTGCTGCTGCGAGACCCGCGAGGCCATCCAGGGCGTAAACTACAACCTCGCTACGCAGGCTTGCGACACGCGCCAGACTATCCAGAACGGCACGCGGGACATCATCGAAAACCAGAACGCGAACGCCCGCGCTGTGCTTGACGCACTGACGGCGCAGCGCATTGAGGCTAAAGATGCCAAGATTGCCGAGCAGAACCAGCAGCTTTTTGCCGCACAGCTTGCCGCAAGTCAGGCTGCGCAGAATGAAACGCTGAAAGCCTATATGAGCGGGCAGCTTGCTTACTACAACCCCCGCCCTGTTCCGGCTTTCCCTGTTCCCGCACCGTATCAGTACGGGAATTGCGGCGGCTGCAACGGCTGCGGATGCTAAAAATGAATACGGCAACTTGTCGGAACATCTGACATGTTCGGCCCCGTGCCGATAGTGCAAAATGTGGCGGGGCAATCGTCCCGCCACTATCTTTTTTTGAAAGGAATGATTTTATGGCTGAATTTACGAATTCCAGTATCGTGAACGTTGCCGCAGGGCAGAATGTGCCGCTTACCGAAACGGCAGTTTGCGGAAAAAGCTGCATTGTGCATCGTGATGGCGCTGGCATCGTTACACTGCGCGGCATCACGAACCAGTGCAAGGCGCGTTATAAGGTGAGTTTTGGCGCGAACATTGCGATTCCCACAGGCGGAACAGTCGGTGCAATTACTTCCGCGCTTACAATCAACGGAGAACCGCTTTCCAGCGCCACTGCAACGGTTACGCCTGCAGCAGTGGAAAATTACTTTAACGTGTTTGTGGCGGCGTTTGTGGACGTCCCGCGCGGTTGCTGCGTGACGGTTGCCGCAAAGAACACGAGTGCACAGGCGGTGCTTTTTGCAAACTCGAATCTCATTGCCGAGCGCGTCGGCTGAAAGGAGAATGAAAATGAGTATGAAAACCCTGTATGATCTGAAGGATATGCTGTGCGATGAGCTTGACGAAATCGGCAAAAAAGGCGAAATGTCTGCTGGTGACTTGGAAACTGTGCACAAGCTGACCGACACCATCAAGAACATCGACAAAATTACCATGCTGGAAGAAGGTGGCTACAGCCGCGATGAAGATTACAGCCGGGATGGTGATTGGAGCGCCAACATGCGCGGCAATTATGGACGCGGCAGCAGCTATGCGCGGCGCGGTTCCCATTATGTGCGTGGCCATTACAGCATGGACGATGGGCGCGATTCTCTGATTTCCCGCATGGAAGATATTATGCGCGGGGCTGACAGCAAAGACAGGGAAGTCATCCAGCGCTGCATTGACACGATGCGAAACGGTTAAAGTGAGGTGTAAGGGCTATGGTTGACGTGCGAGAGATTGACGGCGCTATAGCCGAAATCGAAAACAGCGAACTCACCATGACCAGAGTTAAAAATTTGGCAGCGCTGTATGTTGTGAAAAATCAGCGTCTTGCAGATGCGTCCCATTCTCCGCAGAAAGCAGAACTGCAAGAGCCTGTGCACTACTACGAAGCGGCAGAGCCGCCTACAAGGGCTGCTATTGGCAGCAGTGACTTTTTACGGGCTGTGTCAAATGTAAACCTTACGGATGCGATGAGCGTGCTGGATGAGCTTATGTCGGCTTTATATGTGGCGAACCCTAAAGTTTATAATGGCGTAATGCGGAAATTGGAGCGTTTACAGGATGAGTGAATTTTTGGAGATTGTAAAAAAGGCCGATACCGGGCGAGTGTGGCGTGTGCTGGATGAGTTTATGGATGCGCTGAAAGAAGCACGTCCGGATGTGTATAATGATTTGGTACACAGTTTGCAGAGAAAATAGGTAAGTGTGTACTAAAACGTGTACTTGAAAAAGAAAATGCCGTAGATTTAAACGAATCTACGGCATTTGTTGTGGTCGAGGTGACAGGACTCGAACTATACACAATGCTTTTAGTGATTAAAAATATAGCGGTATATTGCTATATTTTTTGCTCTATCACATACTTTTTCTATTATTTCATACATTTAAGAAAAAAAGTGTGTACTTTTAGTGTGTACTTTTTAGTCCACCAATCTATCAAAGATTTCTTGTAGGTTTTGTGCTGTCCGTTCGTCATCTCCAGCGATGTAGTGAGAGTATGTGCCGTATGTGTCCATATCCTCGCTATGCCCGACTAGCTGCTTTAATTCGCCAGTCGGCAACTCCTTTGCGATACTCACAAACGTGTGGCGCAGTTCGTAAAGGCTCAGCTCCGGCATGTGATTAGAGCGCTGATAGCGCTGCCAGCGGTGGTAGTAGGTGTGCATGGATGCCATGGGGAAGATGTACTCCTGCTTTCCAGTCACGGCTTTCTGAGCTTCCAGCACGTCCACTGCGCGTCTGGATAGCACTACCGTGCGCAATGCGTTTTCGTTTTTTCCCTGCGTGATTTGACCGTGCGCATTGATTGCCTGCTTCAGTCTGCACAGATTCCCGTCAACGTCTTCCCATCGCAGCCCCCGCATTTCACCGGGGCGCATGCCTGTTAGCACTTGGAACCTATAATAATTAATGTATTCATCATGCACAGATTTTCCGCGCATGATGGTCGTATCTACTTTTAACAGCGTGTTCAGCGCTTCAACTGTCAGCACGTTCTTTCCTTTTTTTCTGGATGCTGCCGGAATCTGTAACTCCTCAAGCTCAAGCGTTGTCCATTTTGATTTTCGGCAAAAATTCACAAACTGCTTGCAGTAGCTGGCATAGTTCTGTAACGTCTTTTTGGATAAGGGCTCTTTGCTGTTCCCCTGTGGATGGCGAAACGCATAATCTATAATTTTTTGGAAATCCTGTTCCGTAACGGTTTTTATCGACTTGATCCCGATGGCTGGCAGCAAATGAGAGCGACCGAACGATGCCATGTTTTTGTATTCTGCATCAGACACAAGTTTTTTCTGCTGTAGCAGCTGTTCCCATGCGTCAGAAACCTTAATGCGTTCCGTCTTTACGCCTATGTCAAGCCATTCATCTGCTTTTTTGTTAGCTTCCCTCTGGCCTGTGCGGCCCGGCTTGGCGCTGGTAAACGTCTTGCGCACGCCGTTCTTCTGCACATTGATTTGCCAACGCCCGGCGCTTTCAATCCATTTTGCGGTATTTGTCCTTTTCATATTGCGGCTCCTTTTTGTATGTGCTATAATAATGCCGTCAACTTTTTTGTGTTGACGGCTCTTTATCCCTTGCTGGTGTGGCACCACCGGCAGGGGATTTTCTATTTTTCCCTTGCGTTATATTCGCCGTCACCTGCCAGAACGGCAGCTTCTCCGGCTTGCAGGCATATTTGCAGGCGGTCAAAGTCCGGCTTGATGCTTTCCGGGCATGGGTCATCCCCAGTTACGGTATCTATTCGGTAGTTCTGTATTACGGCCTGGCAGACGCGTACACGGCTTTGCATGGATGTATGCGCGTTAGCACACAGCAAATCTATTTGGCCTGCCCAATCGCTCCCGTGCGCCCCACAAAGGATATACAGCAGGCGGCGCTTGTACAGGCTCGGCATCTGGGCGATATAATCAGAAAGTGCCTTGTCTACCTGCTCGTCCGTCCAGTTTGGCGTATCAGTATCGCTGAATGCAGACGGCATCCAGATTCGCTGCAGCCAGCGCCATGGGGATTGTTTGCAGACGGTGAACCACATCAACAGATCATCGTTTCGGATAGGGGAAAGCCCATCTTCCCAGTTGCGCACCGTGCGGATGTTCACATCCATCTGCCTGGCTACATATTCTTGCGAAAGCCCGGATTCCAACCGGCACTGCGAAAGAATAAGTCCTTCACGCTCTCGGAAATCAGCTCTACTTTCCATTTTATCACCCTCAATTTTTTACATGTTTTGCACTTCGAATGTGGTAAAATTTTTCTACCGTATCAATCAAGAAAATATAAAGAAATATTTCTTCAAAAAATGCCGTGGAAATAAATGGAAGATATGGCATAAAAAACATGTTAAGATTCTTACTGTAATCAGAAAACACAGGAGGAATCAACAATGAATAACGTTGAACGTCTAAAGAATTACCAAAACCGTAATGCGGCAACCATTGAAGCCCTGTACCGTGCTGTGCTGCAAGACCGTGCAAGGAGGGAAGCAGACCATGAAGAAACTGCCTGATTTGGATGCTCCACCAAGACACGGGCGCAGAAGACCGAAAAAGCGGATTATAAAGACTTGACAAACAAGTATTTTTGTGAAACTGCTGAAATACAACTGCAAGTTGTGTAAAATACAATCAGCGGTTTACGAATCGCTTACACAGTCATAAATAACGGCTCCGTTAAGAACACTAAGTAATGTGTTGTCCAAATTTGCATCATTAAGAACATTGGTCATAATAACGGCATCGTCTAACCCATTTTGTTTTGCCTGTTCTACAAGCTGTTTGTTTAATTCAACAAAGGGGTCAACAACGTTGGATTCCCATTCTTGCTTTGCGTTTTCATCACCAGAGGACGCAAGCGCTGCCCCCATTGCAAGGTTGTCACCCCACACAGAAAGGGTTATGCCGCTATCATCATATTCAACTTTGTATTTATCCTCTGCGTAAGACTGAGAAGCAGCATACTCAACAATTGCGGCAAAAAACTTCATGTCGCTGTTATCGGTGCTATCGCTGCTTTCCTGTAATGGCTCTTCGGTAGGCTCTGGCGTTGCGGTGATTTCCGGCGTAGGCTCTGGGGTAGCGGTTGCTTCTGGCGTTGCTGTTGGCGCAGGCTCTTCAGTTTTTTGGCTTGTTGTATTGGGTGCGGCCATTACAGCGGCTACAAAGAAAACTACAGGGATAATAATGTTTAATGGCTTTTTTAAGTGCTGCTGAATTGCTTCGACAGGCGCGACGGTGATTGCCGCGCCAAGAAGTAAAACAACGGAAATTGGGCTGCCGCATACAGGAACAAACAAAATGCACAAAACAGCAATTACCCATCGTACGATTTGCTTTTTAGACATAATAGAACCACCTTTACATTTTTTGGGAGGAATCAGCAATGACGGACACAGAAAAGCTTATTGAAATCGTTTCAACCTTTACGCCTGACCAGATGACCGATTTTGTAACTGCTGCGCAAGATTTAATAGAGCGCTTGCAAGCTGAGGGTTCTCTTGGCAAAGAAAAATAATTTTTTGTACATCTTGCGGCAAACCAGATATTAGCCCATCGCCTTGTGCGGTGGGCTTTTTTTCGTTTTCGGTATCCCCGCGCAATTCGTCAACAGATACACCAAAGTAATTTGCAATCTTTGCCAAATATGCGTCAGTTGGGTCATTTCCTCTCCTTTTCCAACTCGCAACTGTACCTTTGCTAATCCCTAATTCTTGAGCTACCGGTGTAGGCTTTTTCCCAATGGAAGCACAAAGGTTTACAAACTTGTCGTAAAACACTAAAACAATACCTCCAATTTGTGCAAAATGCTAAAGTTCAAAAAGTTCGCACAGGAGGGTTGACGGTTTAAAAAGTTTGCTGTATACTATAATCATGGTTTAAAAAGTTTGCAACAAACAAAGCCCCGGCAACCTCTTGCCCGCGCCTAATGCTTTTATGTATCTGACAACTACAATATAGCATACTTTGTAAACTTTTGCAACCATAATTACTGCCGCGACAGCAAAAAAATCCGCCTGCTGTTCGTTAGCAGACGGATTTTCCCCAAAGTTTTTTACCAGAACAAGTTTGCAGCAACGGAACCGCTCAATGTGAGCGGGCAAGTACACGGTCCTTTGTGCAATGCGCATCCGCTGCTTGCAAAACGAACTTGCAATTCTGTGGACTTGCCGTAACCTTTGGCAGCTTTGGGGCAGCCGTTTAAGCCATAGCGCGTTACGCAATCTCTTTAGTCTGGAACTGGCATACTCAAAAGTTTGGTCAAGGGACGACCACCTTCCTTTCTGCCTTACTCTGGCAGTTCAGATTATAGCATATTGTGTCGCGGCAGTCAATTTTGTTTACTTCTAATTTTTACTAAGGGAGGTGAAAAAATGCCCGAAGCGTGGACCGGTCGTTTGATTGGAAAAATGCACAACAATGACATTTCTTATGAAGATGTAGCAAAAAAGCTCGGTTACGGCAAGCCGTATATCTGTTTGATTCTGAACAGCAAGCGTAAACCGCCTGACATTCAGAAGAAGATGGAAGCGGCTGTAAGTGAACTGATCGCAGAAAGAAAGGAGTAACCACCATGACAAACCTTGCTTTTACGGCTCTTATCAAAAGCAAGGGCTACAACAAACAACGCCTTGCAGATGTCTGCGGCTTGTCTAAAACGCAGATGTCAAACCGCATTAACGGCGCCAATGATTGGCGCTGGCCAGAGGTTGGAAAAGCATGCGCCGCACTGGGCATCACGCTTGACGAATTTGCAACGTATTACCCGGTGGCGGATGTGCGCAAATCTTCTGCCGCTATGCCTACCCGTGAAGAGCACATCGACAACGTGCTTGCAGAACTCCGTGCAATCCTTGTTTAGCTATGGATTTGCTCGGCGTTGCGTGGCAGCGGCATGGCAACGATAAGCAGGGGCCAAGCGCAGCTGCGCGTCGTTTCGCAGAGGCTATGCGCCTCCCCGCGGCGCGGCGTTACGCAAACCGTCGCATCGGCATAGATGTGCAAGGCAATGATAAGGAATTGCTATGCATTGCAATGGAAGTACATAGCACAGCAAAGGCATAGCTCGGAATAGCTGCGCAAGGCAGAGGCAGGGTGCTGCAATTCGACGCGAAGGCATTGCATTGCGACGCGACGGCATGGAATGGCACGACGTTGCTTGGCATAGGCATAGCATTGCATTGCGACGCAAAGGCGCCGAAAAGCAACCGATTTTATTTAAAAAGGAGACAACCACCATGAAAGTAAAAATCACCCTTTTGGAAGAAGTTCTCGGTTCTTCCCCAAGTAATGAAGAACTTCTCGCAACTTACATTGCCAGTAAGGCACCTACCAGCGACCTCACCACCGAAGAAGTGGACAATATCAAGGCCCAGAACGCCGAAGACCGCATTACGGTATTCCCCAAAACCGCTGACGGCACACCGTTCCTGTACGACTATCAGGTAAAAGGCATGTTCAAGGACAGCTGCAAAATGCTTGCCAAATCTGGCAAGGCTGGCTATGCAGGCGGCAAGGCTTGCGCATCCATCAAGGCGTACAAGCAGGCTATTGATGGACTCATCTTCGTAACCCCGCGCGAGATTCCCTACGACCTGCACGGCATGAAGGTTGATTTTTGCGAGCGCCCCCTGCGGGCGCAAACTCCGATGGGCGAACGCGTCAGCATCGCAAAGTCGGAGAGCGTTCCCGCAGGTGCAACAGCAGAATTTGAAATCGAATGTCTCGACCCTAAGCTTGAAGACATGGTTCGTGAGTGCCTCGACTACGGCGCAAAGCGCGGTCTTGGGCAGTGGAGAAACAGCGGCAAGGGCCGCTTTGAATGGGAGGAAATCAAAGAATGATGACCAAAACAAAAACGCCGCCCCGGTGCACCACCACCGGAACGGCAAAAAAACAGAGCATCGCAAAAAGCTCTAACTGTATTCTATCACTTACCCGCGCCGCCGTCAAGCTGGCAATCACTGCAGATTTGGTGTTGCTGCTGGCTGCGCTCGGTTCTCTCAACATCCCCACCATCGTCGGCTCTACGCTGGCGCTCAACGCCCTGTGCGGGCTGATTCTTAAGCAGGAGGAAAACATTCATGAAAATGTATAAAGGCTTTGATAAAGACCTGAAATGCCGTGATTTTCAGTACGAAATCGGCAAGACCTATGAGGAATCGACTGCCGAACTGTGCGAAAGTGGTTTCCATGCCTGTGAGCGCCCGCTGGATGTGTTCAAATATTATGCACCCGGCAAAATGAGCCGTTATTGTGAGGTTAATCTCGACGATGTGAGCGACCAAATGAGCAACGATTCCAAGCGCTGCGGTAAAAAGATTTCCGTGAAAGCAGAAATCGGTATTGCCGGGCTTGTAAGAGCTCAAATCCAGTACGTGAACGAGCACACAACGATGAAACACACAGATCCCAAACATGCTACGGCTGGCGATTTCGGCGCGGCTACGGCTGGCAAGCACGGCGCGGCTACGGCTGGCAAGTACGGCGCGGCTACGGCTGGCGAGTCCGGCGCGGCTACGGCTGGCGATTTCGG